AAGAGGTCAACGAGAGTTACAATCACCTGCGTTGCTCGTATTTCTTCTTTTCAGAGAACGGCCTACGAGTAGGCCTGTAACCTCTTGGCCACTCTGGAGTTCTGGTGGCGAGAGTTTTACATCTCTCCCTTAACTCCTCATTTTGGACAACGAGTTCTGCGTTGTCTGCTTCGAGTTCTTTAACTCGATTCTTGAGATGCATATCCTCAAGTACTTGAAATGCATTTTTAGCATTAATAGACATACCATATTCTCCTATATTGGTAAGGTTGCTGTTTTTTCCAAGAAGTTTAGTTCTCGGGCGTTTGCCTCAATCTTTTCTTTGAGACCTTTAGTAATCAATCTACCTACTGAATCTGGTTCTAGGTCATTATTTTGACAATACCAGATGACAGCGTCGATATGATTGATATTCTTTTCTTGTGCTACTTTTTCTATTTCAAGTGAAAATGTTTTAGGTGTCTGCATTGTGTTCCTCTTAATGATTTAATATATCCATAGTATCATAATATAATACGTTTGTCAAGACAAAAATGCATTTTATTCATGCTCACCACCATTTGCTCTACCAAGTCCACCAAAGTATTTTGGGTTTCTTTTTGCAGTTTCAAATGTTGCAACTGTAACTGCGATTGCAGCTAGAATGATAATGTGTGCGATTGCAGTTATTCCAAATATCCACATACTACTAAAGTATGAACTAAATGCAATACACCACATCCATGCTAGTACTTGCATTATCATATGTCTGGTATTTGTATCTGGAATGTTCTTGAGTGGGTTTCTATCATGGTTCATTATAGATTCCCAAGTATCATAAATGTATTTCATATTCACCTCTTTAAAATTCGTGGTGGGTTTCTGTTGCTAAGTACCCACCGAACTCCATGAGATTAAGCAGCTAGTGCATAACCCTCGATTGCAAAATTATCGTTTGCATTTACTTAAATGAACTATTAAGCGTTCAACCTATGATTCTACTCTTTCCTATCCATGTCAATCGATCCTATTTCAGCCCCAAATTCGTTTATAAAGATTTGGTGGAGCTGATGGGTACTGCCCCCATGTCCAGTCTAGTCTTCGGATTGTATCAACAAACCATACTCTATTTATAACATAGTTTCCTTACAAAGTCAATGCTAAAGTTCAAGTTTATTTTCTGGTTTTGGTGGTAGTGCTTTCATGTAGTCTAAAAATCTATCTTGTCTGAAACAATATACTTTAGAAGGCCCATCAAACTCTCTAATGGATACTTCTTCGATTACTTTCATATTTACTTGTGCTGTCCTTTGACAAGACTGTACAGTATCATACATCATGTTAGTAAATATAAAGTGGTCTGCTGTGCCATCACTATACAGATTGAGCGATATTATTACTAATAACCATTTCATTTTTTTCTTCCCATTCCTTGATGGTATCTGACAACAAGGGTAAATACTCTGTCTTATCTTTGACAAATTCTTGAACAACACCATCTTCTGTAACAACTAGAATACAAATTTGATTAATTTCAATTCCAGTTCTTTCTTCAAACATCTCTGCATATGCAGAAGCTTGAATATAGTAACTCTCGTTCCAAGCATCACTTCGTTCTTTACTTGATGTTTTAAAATCTATAATTGACAGAACACCATTGTATTCTGCAATACAGTCTACACGACCAGCTACCTTATATTTATCAGAATAGAGTCCACACTCTTGGGAATATATGTTATTCGTTTTTTGCAGGACAGAATCTCTTAACTGTTTAAACAAGGTGTATGGTAAAAACTTCTGTTTATGTTTTGCCCACTCATCTGGATAGTTCAGATGCATATTGTTTAGATAGTCTTCACACATATGATGGACAGCTGTTCCTCTGTTTGCAGCTTTCCTTGCAACATAGTTAGCTACATCTTCGCCAACTCTTTTTCTCCACTCATGGAGTCCTTTCTTATTCCTTACAGAAAGGACTGTAGTAATTGATGGATACTTATTACCCTCTGGAGTTTCATATAAACGAACTCCGTCAGTCGTTGTTGCTGTTATCTTTGGAAGATTTATCGTTTTGTGGTTGTATTCTTTCATTATTATCACTTTCTTCATGTTTATATTCTGGTGGAACTTTCCCCCACCCTACAGTTCTATCCCACTCTCGTTGAGTGTACTTAGACATTCCTCATTCTTTCAACAAGTCTATCTGCTCTTTTCGTTACTTGGCGATACCATTTGCTATCTACCATCTCATCTGCAGCTGCGTTCCAATCTCTTGCATCTACGCCTCGTTTCATGCCCTTGAACTTGGACAATCTTGGTCGGCCCATATTGAACATCATGTTCGCAATTATTCTTTGCACTTCCTCTGGTAACTCATTAAAGTCTGGATATAGTCTGTCGCAGTCTGACAAGACAACTTGGATATCGGTGTCGAAACATTCAATGCATCTATCTTCGCTGACAGCTGTTCCAACTTCCCATCCATATTCTTCATCCCATTCAGTAACAAGATGGCCAATGCCAAAAGTAGGCAGACCAAGATGGTCAAGGTATATTTTGTTAACACTTCCCTCGTCATATTCTATTTCCTCTCGCAGTTTTTCTATATTCATTATTCTATCCCCATTCCTAGTTTAGTTTTTTGTATTAAGTAACTTCTAACAAATCCAGAACGAACAATATCGCCTATATCAAATTCTGTACAATTGAACTCTTGCATCTCTTGTAAAATTTGTAAGAAATCCATCAAGCCATTTCTTTCATTTAGTTTGGCTAAATCTGATTGACCAAAATCACCACAAAACATTATTTTAGAATCTTGGCCTACTCTTGTAATAATTGTATCTAATTCATGGAAGTTTAAATTCTGACATTCATCAACTATGATGATACTGTTGTCAAATGTTAAACCTCTAAGAAATGATGTAGATAAAAAGTAAAAACTGCCTTGTTGTTTTAGTCTATCATACAACATAGAAAATGCTTGTTCATTTGGTTGTTCAAACATAAATTGCATCATATTAGAGTAAGGCACTTGGTATAATGCTGATTTATCTTCCTCATCGCCAGGCAAGAAACCAATTTCTCTTGTGGGTATAAGAGAGCGAACCATAATTACTTTATCATAAGGTGTCTCATTTTTTAATACATCTTGTAGTGCAAGATATAATGATATAAATGTTTTTCCAGTTCCAGCACAACCATATAGAAATTGATTTAAACCTTTTTTGTAAGATTCAAAAACTGTTGTTTGACTATCGGTTACTGGCTTAATTGTTGAGAGTTGGTTATATGTGATGTCTTTTTGTTTTGCCATTATATATTCCTATTAAAGCGGAGCAGGAGTGGAATACACTCCGTACTCCTTACATGGAAGCTGATACATAATATATTGTTTCCATGCATTACTATTTATATTAATACAGCCCTGTAGATTTATTCTTTTCAAAATGTTTTGTTACATTTTGTCCAGCTACATCTACTAGCTTATGTTTCTTTGCTACATTTTTTACCTTGATTGTACTATGTGATTGTTTACTTCCAAACCTTTCAGCCAAAGGTGAATTGGGATGGTTATCAGCAATCTTAGCCATAGTTTCTTTGAAACCACCATCTTTTTGTGTCATGTTACCTGCAACTATATTTGGAGCAGTTATGATTTTTCTACATTGAGGATTATTTTCTAGAAACAATTGTAGTTCTCCCCAAGTACAAATGGTATCAAAAAATTCATCTTTATCTTTATTATGTATTGTGTAAGTCGGCAATTTCTTTCCTTAATTTATCATTTTCTTCAATTAGTTCTTTATTACGAATAAGCACATCATAATGACATTTTGTTAATTCTTTCATATCTAACATCAAACCATTACTATGTGAATGTTCTTCTGTGATGACAGCTTCCTTTTCAGCTTCTTCTCTTAAACGCCTACCCATGTAGTCATAATATCTTTCGTCTGAAACCATTCTGGTATCTCCCTATTCTTCCAACTCGCAAAAGAGTTCTTCTCAACTATATAGTAGTTCCTATATGCAAGTATAGGATTGTCTTTGACCTTGCACA